CATAAGCATCAACTTTCTCAGGTATAGTATCAACAATCAGTAAACCGTTAGCATTAGCGGCGTTACCGGTGTAAACCAATCTGTATCCAACCGACACGCAACGACCAGAAGAGATGTTCAAATTGGTGTCGGAAGCGTTGGCGGCTGTAAGATGTCGCAACATATTCCCTCCAGTGTACCAAACACCAGTGGTATGAGTGGCACCAGTGGGTGGTTTAGAGAGGGAATTAGCCTTGACTGCCTGCGAGTTGACTTTAAAAGAGTCGACCGTTGCGTCGGCCTGATAAAATCTAACAGGACATGGAAAGGTTGGTGAGATACGAGCTGAAAAGGGTAAGGTGGCTTGAATATCATAAGTGGTTTTGTAATCACGCAATAAAATGTTCTTTCCGCGACCATCCGGTATGTAGCCCTTAGCATTCTTATCCGTATGGAAAGGCATGTATTTACATGCTAGGTAAGGGTGCATACCAGCTGTCGAGGCAGGTGTCATTGCACGCATTTTAATTGCACGATCAACTGTAGCTCTAGTTCTAGCTGTTGGTAAGTTAGTAGAACCAATAGATTTTGTTTTAATTTTAGTTTTAACCATGTTAAATTTTAATGTATTTAATTAATTTCATTTGGGCTCAAAACAACAAAAGCCCGAAAGTAATCTACTCGTGACTGAAGCGGCATCTAGCCCTGGTACAGTTGGGAGCCAGGGTGCATCTAGGCCGCGTTTTCGTTGTTTTTGTCACTGGTTTATCTTTTTCAACAACTTTATCATGTTTAACCGCTTTGGAAATTTTCTTGCGTGTTTTCTTAAGTTTTTCTTGGTGTGAGTCAACTTTTGGGGCGATGACAACTTCCCCGTTGACTATGCAATCGACCTCAACTTTCCGCTCAACTTCAATTATGTCGGGTGGTTGGAGATCTTTGGGTTGTTTGGCAGCGTTGAAGAATGCTGCCCAGTATTCGGGATCAACGTCAACACCTAATTCGTGGAACATTTGCTTTACTAACTCTAAAGCAACATCACGTTTTGGGGTTGGGAATGGGTTGTTACAATCCGACCAATAAGAAGCGTCGACATTTGTCAAGCGAGTAAACCTGTCCTCATTGCTAAGTGGTTTGTACACGCGCAAAATAGCGCGCGCCCAATCACTTATGATGGGAGTATCGGGATCATTCACTAGTATGCCAGCAGCTTTGCGCCTTAACGCAACGCTGTTGGGAACACTAGCGGGACTAGCAGACAAATGGACCTTTCGAAATTGCCTTGGAACATCAATGATGGAATCACTAGTTGTCCAGGGATCGACATAGTAGCGTCCAAGAAATGGCAAACTATGTCCTGGTGTTATGACCTGTGATTTTAAATGCAAACCAGTTCGGGCGAAGACGTTTGATAGTACTGAAG